CATAGAGTATCCGGTCCTCTTCTACTTAGAAGGGCTGGCAATACATACGCATTAACAGCGCAAGAAGAAACTATTGTTCCTTTGGGGATAGCAATAGGAATGCTAGGAGACCAAGGGCTTCTAGTAGAACTAGATTCTACTGATTCAACAGAAGTTCTCAGTTTGAATGAGTACAATCTAAACTTACTCAAGAAGGAGTTTGGACTAGAGGGAGATGCTAAAGCAGTTAAGGCTGCATTGTTCCCATCAGCCAAGAAGTCCTTCATACCTAATCTCATCAAGGAGACTCCCGTAGTCGAAGAACCAGTGGTAGAAGAGCCAGTGGTAGAAGAAGTCGTAGAAGATGGTGAAGCACCGTTGGATATGGATTGGTCAGAACTAACCGTCAAGGAACTCAAGGTTGTTTTGACAGAAAAGGGTCTTTCCACAGAAGGAAAGAAAGCAGACCTAGTAGAGAGATTGTCGGAGGCAGAGTGATGGCATCACCTACCTGCAACAGCACAGGAGTTCTTTCTACAAGCACAGTAGCAGTAAAGCACCACGCTAAGATAATGAGTGTTCACGCTACATCAACAGCAAATGCTGTAATGACTGTCAAGATATGGGACAGTGACGATTCATCCACATCGGGCAAGAAGGAGGTTGCTCGTCTAGTATTACATGCAGGAGGTACTGCTCAAACTATCGAGCAAGACCTACACGGTGTTCTTGTAGCGAATGGGATATTCGTTCAAATCACTGGCACAGGAACTGCTTCTGTGAACTTTGCTTGAGGTGATTAACATGCCAAGCATAGATACAGATACTAGACTGATAATGACTGTTCTATTTGTCGGAGCAGTTAGCGGAATCAACGTATACTTCTTTTCACAATATGGTTCTACTTTTGTGAATGCATACGGGCCATATCCTGTGGCTATGATATTCGGGGTATTAACCGTAGGTGGCATAGTCATTCTAAAGGCACTGTTTGATTTGTTCGTTAACGACTACATTGAAGATTTCCTACTTCAAAGACAAATCAATTCATACTGGAACAGAAAAGCAAGAGATGAAGAAAACCGAAAGAGAGTAAGGGAATCATTCAGAGGTTTCCAACAACAATTCGGTGTTGGACAAACAGTGTATGGAGACCCAAATCTCCCTACAATACAAAAGCAACAAGAAGTGCAAACAGTTAGTCCTACTTTCTTGACAGGATTCCAAGAGTGATTTGAATGGTAAGTGAAATCTTATTCGGGATGGATGAATCCACTCTCGCATATGATTTACAACGAGCGCATTCTGCTGATGTTTGGTTTCTGAGAGCAAGGTTTTGGCTTTGGGGAATCATCTCATCCATTGCTAGTTTCTTCCTTGGACATGGAATAGCAGTGTTAGGCTATGATATGTTTTCAGGTGGATGGCACATTCTTTCTTCACTTTGGGGCGGGCATTAGATTCTCAACCATTTTAATGCTCTTCGACATCCGACTCACTGAAGAGGTGATAGTGTGTCGGTAATGGCAGGGTTTGCAATACTCATTGTAGAAGCAATGAATAAACTGTATAACCGCCTTCATGCTATCAACTTCGGTATCTATGGAGCAAGCAAAGCAGGAAAGACAACACTGCATCGACAGTTGATGACTAGAGGAGAAGTCCCTGAAATACAAAAAAGAACAGTTGGGAGACACCGAGCAACTAGAAAATTTGTCAAGTTAGACGGTGATGCCCATACTATTAAGACTGCTGATATAGGAGGACAGACAGTATATTGGGAAGAATGGGTTAGAGATATGAGAGAAAGACATGTCAAATACATAGTATTCTTGTTTGACGATAGACATTTAGACAAGCACTATGATATTGAACAACAATTATCTTGGACGTTTCTTGTAGATACAATATGTAATCCATACTATACAATTGGTGGAAGAAAGAAAAAGAAACAAGACCATGACTACCCGTTGGCAGTTGGTTTATGGGCAAACAAGTATGACCTTTGGAAAGACAAATATCCACATGTTGGAAAGATAGAAGACCATCCAATATTTGCGTCCTTCAAACCCGGACTTCAGAAATTAAATGAAACGGGCATTCCATGTCACAAATACATAGTGAGTGCTAAGTCTGATTCAGAAATGGTTTATCGTGGAGTATTAACAATGATAAAAGACTACTGATACGTCAGACTACTCAAGTCTCACCGCAAGGTAGGCTTGGATTGATAGGAGAAAAAGAAAATGTCTATGCAATTTAACCCCCCTAGTTTGATAGGAGCAACGAACGCAACAATAAATGCTGGCCCTAATCCATTTATGGATAGGCTAACTGCTGCAAGAGCAGCAGGACCGATAATGCCATACGAGTATAAATCAATGAAGCCAAAGAAACAATTGAAAGAAATTGTTAAAGTTTTGAAACCTGAAAAGAAAACTTTGTTGAAAGTTCCTTACAGTTTCAAATATAACATAAAAGATAGATGTGTAATATGTGGTACACAAAAAGTATGGACTGCTAATGATAGCAGAAGACCCCCACTTCCACTGCACAAGGTACGCAAAGGATATCCAATGAGAGGGACTTACTGTGAGAAACATGCTCAGATACACATGCAGTATGAAATGTTAGAACAACAGATATTAGCAGAAGAACATGGTCTTTCTTTCAGTGCATACATTCCATCTGCTAGAAGTCTTAATCCTGTCAATCTTGTAAAGTCAGGGCCAATAACACAACTAAAACAAGAGGATATTAATTCTCTAACTGCATTAGGTTGGGGAATCACCCCTCCCGCTAATGATGCCTCTTCAAAGGAAGAACAGTTGTATGCACTTATGATAGAGAATGCAGCAATGTCTGCTAAGGTTAAATCTTTATTGACCGAAGGCGTTAAGATTACCACACCGGAGGAGGGGAACTGATGGGTCTGTTCGGAACAAGCAACTCTGCGTTGTCATCGCAAATGAATACAATGGGACAATCGCAATTTAAGATGACAAATAATCTCTTAACTCTACAAGAAAACCATGTTGAAGAGTTCTTCCAATATCACGGAGAACAATTCCTTGGTGCATTTGAGAAAATGATGGAAGATGTAATGGCTAGAGTAGTTAGTCAAATGTTGGTTAAGATGAAGTTTGTATCTAACACTAATGGAGATTTAGAAATACATCCTGATTCGTTAAGTGACTTTACATCCATAACTCAAGAGAACATTGACTTAGATATTGTCAACCTACTTGCAACTGCTGTTAACTCAGAAGTCATCATGCAGAGGAGAATGGCGAAGCAACAATATCTAGAATCACAGGGATTCTCATCTCCTTCACAAGATACACAGATGGGAGGAATGCAACAACAAGTAGGAAATCCACAAGGTATGAATCCAGCAAACATACAAGGCGCACCTGCTATGGGAGGAATGAATCAACAGATGATGCAACAGCAAATGGCTATGAACAATGGTAGTGGATATCCTATACCTCCTACTGGCTACGACCAGTTCAATAATCCATACTGGATTGACCCCGCTACTGGTCAACCATCGTATACACCACCTCAAAGTGGTCTTGGGTTAGCGGGTGCTTTGAGTAAAGGAGTCGCTTGGGCAAAGTGGTTGGCATAGGTGGAATTTAATGTATGAGTTTGACTATCGACAGCAGTAATGATAGCGACCTCAAGGATACAATATTCAACTTAGATGAGGAATCGGTAAACAGTGCAACTGTTAATCCAACAGATGATGCTTCTGTCATATTGAGAACTCTAGTTCTAAAGATGTTTCAAAAAAAAATTAAAGACACAAGAAGGTTTGATAAAAAATCTGTCAAAAAGAATTTTAGAATCTTGATGTCTTTGAATGAAAAGGATTTTGATTCTAAAGAAGAATATGAAACATATGAAAAATACATGAAGATATTAGTAGAAAAGGCACTCAAACTACCAGTGATTGAAACTATCAATGCAATGGAAAACAATTTCAGTGCAAAAAAGGGAGCAGCAGTATTCGAGTTGTTTGGGCCTGATAAAGAAAATAGTATAGTAGAGAACTTAGATAAGAAAAACGTAAACTTTGAACAACTATTGTTACCTGCCTATCTAGGTCAAACATATACAGGTAAAGGAGGTAAACCCTCTAAGTTGATGAATACAATAGATAAAAATGAAAGTCTTTTCGATAAAGATAAGATGTCTAAGTTTCTTGAAACGCCCGTAGAGAAAACGAATGCTAGTAAATATACATGGGATGTTAAAGCATACTTAACTAACTTATTAGCAGGTGAAGGATGGTTTGACATAAAACCATTTAGTGGACAGAAATTGATAGAGTCTTTCGATGATTCACATCTTAGATTTATGGATAATAAACAGAATATATCCAGTGCTATCAATACATCTGTTGGTGATAATTTACTGTTTGATGCAGTTAAAAGCAATGAAGCAGAAGGATTTACTTTACAACCAAAGACAAAGGCAGAAGGTTCAGAGTTAGATATAATCGCTGGCTATGAAATATACAGAAGTGGTAAATTAATCAAAGAGTATGCTTTTACTGATGAAGGAAGAGGAGATGCATTAGAGTTTATTCGTGGTGAACTCAAACTTGAAGCCGATGTTTTAGATGATGTCGCAAAGTATCTTTTAGAAAACTCAAATTTTATGAAAGCAAGAAGGGTGAAAGATAGAGATAAAGAAACTAGAGACCCTATGAATGAACCTAGTATTTCTGAAATAACAAGGAACTACTTAGATTTAGATGTAGGAAAAGTTTCCTTTGAAGTTTCTATTAATCCTGCTGTTCTTAAATTAGTAGATGGTCAAGAGAAAACCAAGAAAGAAGCACTGCCGATTTTAAAATATGGACTTGTAATAAACAAGGAAGGAGAGTTAAGACTTGCAGAAGAAGGTGCGTTCGTTGTGGCTGATAAGGATAAAGTCAGGGGTATATCTGATATACTCAAGGGTGTTAAGACCTTCATGGCTAAAGCCAGTAGATTTAGGAGTTGATTATAATGCCGAAACTATCCTCCCCAAGTGACTTCACCAACATTAATCCGAACTACTCTCAAGGAAGAGGGTTCTACACTACACATTCTGATGTTTCTCAGTTGCTACAAATAGCAGCATTTAGTTCATCTACAACTCCATCTATTGCTGAAGTAGGAGGATTAATCAGAAGAGCAGAAGAAAGGGTTGATGATATTGTAGCACATTCTTATCGTCCTGTTATTTATCATCATGAGTTTCATGGATTTGAAGCATTCAGAATGGGTGCGTATCCAGTCAACAGACACAAAGATTACATTGGGTTTGTGCAGTTAGATAGAAACAATGTTCAGAAGATAGTACGTCTAGAGGTATGGCAAGGAACAGAGTATGTTGATTTGGCTTCTGCCTCTGCTAAGATAAAAGTTCCCTCCGGCCCTGAAAGTGGTTCTTTTGTAATTACGTTGGGAGTGGGAGCATACACATTCAATATAACGAAGGGAACTGATTTCTTCGACAACTATGGCCCAAAGACAACTGCTAGTCAAATAGCAGATGCAATCAACGAGGTCTTCCCTCACAAGACTGCGAAGTTCACTGGTGAAACTGCTGCGAAGTCTGTGACTGCCCAAGGAGCAAGTTCAATCAATATATCTGATTTCTTCTATGCCACAACGGATAGTGAAGCAGGAGACACAGTTGTAATCTCCTCGCTCTTGATGGGAGAGGATGGTTCTGCTTGCACAATCTCATCCACAGTTGGAACAGTAACTCAATTCACAGACAACCAAGACCAAAGAAGATTAGGAGACTATTGGACAATAAATAAAGACGGTAAGATATTCTTCTTGAAGAACTATCCATATCTACACTCGCACTCTATCCGAGTAACTTATGTCAGTGGGGAATCTAGAGTTCCTGCTACTATCCAAGATGCTACGACAAAATTAGTTGCTGCTGAAGTAATAAGACATGATGATAACTCTATACTTATTGCAGAAACTGGCTCAAACATAGACCTGAAAACCAAACATGATATCTTGCTAGAAGAGGCAAACGCAATCTTGAATGGTAAAAAGGACATAATACATTTCATTGCGTGATATCATGAGTGCGACAAAAGACTACCTTGCTATTCTAAAGATAGAAAAGGAAAGAAATGAAGTTCTCAAAGAGTTAGAGGAGGACATCGGTTTTGATGTTAGTTTCTCAGATGAACAGGTAATGAAAAATGCCACAGAGAAATTTATGAAGGCATATGAAAAGGAACTCAAGGAGAAGATTAAGATATGGATGAAGTAACTCTAATCATCAGACTTCTACAAGATAACTGGTCATCATCGGCGGCGGCTTTAGTCAGTGCTGGTACGATAACTGCCAGTCATAATGCTACTCCAAAGTTCATTGACATTCGTTCCATAGAACCTCAAGAGGGCAGAAGAGTTGATATTGATTCAGAGTCGGTGATAATAGTCTTTGAAGACAGTGCTGCTACAACTTACCCAACTATTGATTATTCTGCTAGAAGTGAAGACTTTGGTTTTACATTACATTTACGGGTTTTACATAGGAGAGATATGACCAGTAACACGTTTTCGAGAGATAGATTAGAGGCATTATACAAGATAGTAAGATACGTCTTGGAAAACAATGCTTTTAGGCCAACTGTCTATGCAACACCCGCCGATACCACAAGTTCGGTCTTAGGAGATGCTGATTTAATACGACTAACATCTAGAAATGAAGCGAATGATAGAGGGAAAAGACTATTGGGATACAAGATTGGAGTTGAGATGAAGAGGTTTGCGAGAGCGACATGAGGGATAGAAAATGGCAAGTAATGAAGTATTCGTAGGAGCAAATGCACAAGTAGGAATGAGTCCTGAGTTGGACTTGTATTTTCAAGATGCTGTTCTATCAAGCAGTACAACTCTAACACTATCAAGTGGTCAGCAAACCCTAGTTCATTTAGTCCCTGATTTGTATATCGGCTGCACCGTGAAAATTGGAGCATTGGCCTCAAACGATGCAACTTCATATCGAACTATCGTAGATAACACTGCTACAACCATAGTCATAGATTCCGCACCAGTTGACTCCAACGGTAGTGCGGTAACTTCGGGAACTATGGATGCAACAATACTCTCGTTTGGCGCACCTCTCTACGCTTCTAGAGATGGCGGTACTAATCCTAGAATACACTCTGATAGTTGGTTAGGACTAGTTAACACATTCACACCACCAAACGTAGAGGTAGAGATGAAGCAACTCAACCTTGCTGCCGCAGGTGGTAGGAACTTCGACTATCAGTACAAAGGAGCGGAGACAGTAAGCGGAGGCTCGTTAGATGTCTCTCTCAACAACGGCTCTTGGCTCTACTACGCACTAGGCAAACTATCCTACACCCTGTCAGGAACACATGCTACTCTAAGCACATCAAATGGAGAGAATGCAATTGCTGTCAATGCATCAGCAAACAGGATACTCAGGTCTTACGAACACAACAACTACCCTGAGATAGATGGTGGTGGTTCTGACTTGGCTATCAGCAACTTGCAGGTATACAATGGCTCAGACATGTTCAACTACACTTTCAGTGAAGCAGATGATGACGTTCTTCCATCCTTCGCTCTTGATGTGGTATACAGAAAAGCAGGACATTCTAACACCACTGCTCTAGATTCCCTATCACCTAACGAGAACATGTACTCTAGAATCTTCACAGGATGTCAGGTAAACACTCTTACTCTGAACTTTGAAGAGGGTCAGGAACTAAAGTGTTCATTGGATTTGGTTTCAAGAAGGGCTTTCGACCCTCCTGCTAACTATGTTCCTCTTGGTGGAAACGCATCCTTGACTGCTCTAAGCGATGCTGAAAACGGTAGGGGAATCGTGAATTACAGTTCCACGCTAACAGACAACTACCCATTCTTATTCTCTGATGGAGACATCACACTGTTCGGTCAATCCTTGGGTAAGGTAAAGGGTGGCTCTCTTGTCATCAACAACAACCTACTACCACAGAGGTTCATTGGTAACTACAACAGGCAGATTGCATCTGCTCATCTACCCGGTCAGAGAACGTATGAGTTGACTCTAACCATGTTGATAACAGACACGAAACTATGGGATGAGTTAAGAAACGACAACGAATCTAGTGGTGCTTTGAGATTGAAGTTCACAAAAGACTCAGGTGAGGAGATAGACATTCAACTTGCTGACTATCTAATCAATGCGGTTACTGTGCCTTTCCCTGAAGACAAAGGGCCAGTAGAAGTAGAGGCTTCCATAACAGCAAGAACGCTCACAACTGCTACCTACACAGGTAAGTGGGCAATCATGACTCTTGGCGGTAGTGCGACAGGTAATTAGGAGGCGTAACCAAATAGGTAACGCTATCCAATTTTTATTCCATCAACACGTTTGTTTGTTGATTTGTTTTGTAGGTGGAAAGAAAAATGACAGAAAGAAAAATTGTAAGTGATAAGACTAGGCTGTTCGCAAGAACGGCAACCGAATGCCATCAGATTAGGGTAGCCTCTGACTCTGATGAATACCTCCAAGTGTGGATTAAAGAACCAACTTGGTTACAGGTAGAACAGGCGTTATCGTCTGTGATGGATATGGATGCTCAGGGTCAGACTATGGGTATCAATCTAAACAAGATGTATAGATACATGGTTGAGAACTTCGTAGAGAAGACTGAGCCTCAACTATCTACTACCGACTTAATCAGACTCAACCCGTACATCGGGGCGCAACTGAAAGACATACTCCCTAATCCGTTCATGGATGTCATGGGGGATGATACGGGAAACGAAAACTAATCCGAAGGGCATTGAAGGGAGGTAGTGTAAGTACAGATATAGGGATGAAGATTATGCTCTATACATACTGTGCTACTTTCTCGCTCAACCCATTGGAGGCTTATGATACACCAGCGACAGTGATTAAGGAAATGTTAGAGATACATGGAGAGATAAAGAGACTGGAATCGGAGGCTATGAAAGAAGGTACGAAGAAGTGAGTGGTAATGTCGGATACGCAGGAAGATATCAAGAATCTCCGTGAGGAGTTTGAGGGTATTGACCGAGCCATCATCGATGGCGCAAAGAACATGCGAGCCACTCTAAGTCGCACCAATGCAATAATGGGTTCAAAGAATTGGGAGGTTTTCTCTCGATTCATATCAGGAACAGGGCTTTGGAGAGTACAGAATAGAATCAAGGCTACTGTCATCCTTCTCAATGAGATGGCTAGTTCGACAGAGCGAAGAAGACTAGAGGAAGTAAAGCAACTCAAGGTCTATGCGGAGATTGCAGATACTTCCAAAGAGATACAAGACATACAGGCTAACATAGAAAAGGCTGAGAAAGCCACTGGTGCAAAAAGAGAAGCAGCAGTTGAGGCAATCAGAAAGCAATCCAAGATATTCGGAGGATTGCTGTTTCAACATCAAGACCAAAACAAGGCTCTCAGAGAGATGTCTAAACTGATGGACAAGCAGGTAAAGGACATAGAGAAGTTGGAGAAGGCTGCAACTAAGGGAGCGAGAAGAAGAAAAGAGGGTATCATTGCTAATATGTTGACTGTGAAGGCATCAGTTGCAATCAGCAATAAAATGAAAGAGGCTTCAAAGTTTGCAAAGGATTTCGTGGGACAACAGTACACAAAGGTAACTGATGCAGCAGCAGCAATTTCTGAAAGTAAGTTTGGTGTAGGTGAGAAGGAGTTAGATAAAAGATTTGACGAGGCTGGTTTATCTAGGGATATGAAAATAGTAACAGACAAATCAGGCAAAGAACGTATCACAGGCGGCGGCAGAAAGGGGTTCAGTAGTAAAGAGGATATAGCACAACTGAGAGCCTTGCAAGCCCTTGAAAAGGATAGTAACAAACGGAGTAAAAGGACTTTGAGATTTATTGGAAGAGCAGGTAAGTTTGTGTTTAAGCCCTTAACAGATATTGCAAAATTCGCAGGGAGAATAGCAAAGGGAATCATGTCCATCGTTAGAACGATGTTCATGGCAGCAGGATATCTACTTCTCATAATGCTAGGGCTAACCATCTTGAGGAATGTGTTTGAAGAGAACAAAGAAGCATTCGTCAAAGGATTCAAAGTGATGAAGGAAACCTTCGGTGTTGGTCTAAGCATCATATCGACTGGCATTGATAGTTTCGTGGAAGCACTGAACAATATTTGGTCTGCCTTTCAAGATGGTAATATCGTAGAAGTGGTTGCTGGTGTTGGACAACTTCTTGTTGCTAGTTTGCAGATTCTAGCAGGGGTATTGGTAGCCACTATCGGGTCTGTTATTATGGGAGCAGTTGAGTTTATTCGCAATGTTTTCAATACAAGGCTAGAGGAAATTAGAGAAGATTTTGCTACCACTAGAGGAGCGATTGTTGCTGCTGGTTTACATGTAGTCAAGGTCGTAGCAAAGATAGCACTAGGCATCGCTCTAATAGCAGCACTCTTCATTGGTCTTCCTGCTATCCTATTCGCCGCAGCAATGGCTGCTATAATCTTCCTAGCAGACAAACTAATACCACATGCAGATGCAATAGGAAAAGTCTTAGGAGGGATATATGACGTATTTGTTAGTGTCAAAGATTTCCTTTACGACAACATAAACCTACCAACCCTTGCAGAAATAAAGACCGCTTTGAAAGAGGCTGTATCTCCTGAAGCAGTAGAGAAGGTAGGAGATGGTATAAGGAAACTTGGTAACAAGATTGGGGGAGTCTTTGGTTTTGCACAAGGAGGTATCGTTCCAAAGACTGGTATGCACATGGTAGGGGAGAGAGGACCGGAACTAGTCAGATTACCTCAAGGCTCTAGAGTATACAACAACTCAGATACCCGCTCGATGATGGGTGGAGGCAGTGTAACTAACAACATTACAGTACAAGTAACCGGAAGAGTAGGTGCTTCTGATACTGAGATACGAGACATAGCGAACAAGGTAGCAAGAGAAATCAATACTAGAATGAATAGAACTTCGACATCGGTGGTGAAATTTTAATGGCAACAAGTGACAGTTACAGCAACTTCAGCGTTTTTCTAGAACTGCAAAGAAGGAACGAGATAGGCGGAGACAGAGCAGTGAATAGAATACCACTGTTCGTGACGGAGATAGGAATCAACACAAGCAAGACAGTTCCCACTCTACCAGTTCCCTTTGCTTCTATGGCAACCGGAAAGTCAGAGACTCTTGCCTTTGATATGGGTATATCAAACAAGGCGATAAGCCTCACAGGAACACTCCTGAATCAAAGGATATCCAAGGACACAGGGGAGGGAAGTGCATCTGCTAAAGAGAGGATACTAACTCCATTTGAGATGGCTCAACTGATACATTCCTATGTTGATAGCAGTGCAGCACAAGATGACCAGTCGATGAACAAACTTATCATTCTGATGCCTAGCAGAATCGATACCAACTTTGAGTACCATGAAAGCCACAACCCCGGTAGTGGAGTAATAGGAACAGAGACCAAAGATATGTCAGACTTACCACTCATTCCATTTACCTATGAGAATAGGAGATACGATGAGAGATTCAAAAGAGCAGCAAACGATTTCATAGACTCGACAACAGGAGTTTCAGATTTGATTGACATCTCTCCCCTCTCAGCATTCTCAGATGTTTCAGATGTGGATGAGATAACAGGAATGTCAGGATTCATACGCTCCTTCAACACCACCTTCGCAGGTGAGCAAGCAAACGCTGTACCTTTCACCTTGGAGTTTGAGGTTGCTAAGGTTCTAGCAGAAAACCCAATCAACAACATGTAGGTGAATGAATGGCAACAACAGCACATGTAGGAGATACAAGAGCATTGATATTTCCTGTGATGTGCGATGGACATCTGAAGATAGAGTATGATGACTACAACAGCAACGACTTGACTGGAAGCAATACGATAGACGAATCAAGACATCCTCTATGGGATTACGGAGGGCCGTTCAGCATCGAAGCGATAGTCACACCCTATGATGTGAATGGTCTTGGACACAGAACATCAGGACAAGGAAGGCTCGATAGCACAAAGACTCCTCCTAGTCCAAACCTATCACTAGACGACCAAGCAGATGCAACTTCCAATTATGAGAGTGTGTCTTATTTTGGTGCAGGGAGAAACTCACATAAGATGATGATATTCTGCAACGATTATCTGAAGTTCTACTTGCAGAACACCACATCCTCCAACTTCAATCAGCCAGCAGAGTACAAGTTGGTTGTAGAACTAACAGACTCCATCGGTACTCCGATAAGCCACACGGTTGCTAGTGAGCCAGTATTCGTATCTAAGAAATCACTGACTGGATACTATGACCCTAATGGCCTTTACAGTGGCATAACAACAGACAAGACGAAAATAACCAGTAGTGCAACAGGTTCTCTTCCAACAGCAACAACACAAGTCACAGGTAACTTGGCTAGTTTCACAAACACTGCTGAAGTACAGGGTACTGCCACATTCACTGTGGATGCTGTTCCCGGTTCTTCCCATCTAGACGTTGCTGGAACGAGTGGTACTAGTGCAACGGGGTCAATAATATTCGGTAGTGGTTGGAGTCCTACTCCTATAACAGCGAGTACGGCTGCTAGTAACAACAATGCCATCATTCTCAGAAACAGGCAAACAGGCTCAGGTACTAGTTCCAATAAGACATTCAGGTTCTTTTATACAGATAATTCTAGTTCAGGTGGCTGGCCTAGTGACATGCAGGGAAGTGGTGCTAGAGCCTTAACGCTCACTGAAGCAATAGATGCTGGTGCTGATGGGGATGTGCTTGTTACAGGGTTGGGATACGTTCAAGACAATAGCAATGTCGATGTGTTCGTTCCTCAGAGCGGTAATGCTGGTGGCTCTAACACAAGTGACGCTCATTTTAGATTCATGTTAACTACTGCAATCAATTCTCAAAATGGTAGTGGAAGCAACCCAAGTTCAGGATTGGATATTACTGCTACAACACCCAGCACTAGTGGAACGACAGGAACTATTTCATTAACACAGGATGCCACTGGAACAGCAGGAAACCACAGTACCACGCCTAACACTGGCCCTGTTATTGGTTCAACAATTGCGAATAGCAGTAAACTAACTGCTAGTACCTTCTCAGGAGGTACGAACGCTACGAGTGCTAGTAATGTAGACTACTACATGACAGTCAGATTACGAAACTCAAATGGCACTTTAACGGCTGCTAAATACTTCAAGTTCTTTAGTGGTAGTTTTACAAATGGAGCATTGGATACTAACAGCACAACAAGCGTTAGTCCTGTTCACAAAGTTCTGATAGGAGGTAATACAAGTGTCACTGCTGGTTATCTAGCAGGAGCAATCAATGCTGCATTCACAGGAACTGGCTTTGGGGGAACTGAGGCAGCAGCCAGTAGTAATGTAGTTACGGTTACTTCACCTAGCGGAGCAACTCAATCAAGTCAAACATTAGCAAGAGTAAGTGGCTATTCTAGTATTATCACAGTAAGTGGCAGTCAATTCTCCAACTATTCTGCCGCAAGCACACCAACCGCATTCATCACGCTAGAGGACAGTGCTGGTCTCGTCAAGAAGTACAAACCAACCAAGGGAGATAACAGTGAGACCAATGGTTCTACTACAACAGAAGGAAGCAATGATGTTGTCTTCTTTACAAACGTAGTGGGAAATACACAAACGACTGCTGATAATCTAAGAACAGTTATCGCAGGGTCTTCAGGTCACAATGGTTCTCTGACGGTGACTAGAAGTGGCAGTACACTAACCATCGTGGCAGCATCAGCAGGAGACCAAGCAATCAGCAATACAGGCATAAGTTCAGGATTGACAATAGTAGCATTCAGCACTAACTCCAATGATATCAATGTAGGGTCAGGTGAAGCAGATGGAATAGGTGCTGGTAATGAGATATACAACAATGTCGGGACACTCATAGGAACTGTTTCTTCAGTAAGCGGAAACACGATTACACTTGCATCTGCTCCTGCTACAACAGTCACAGGAACGATATACAGAGACCAACAGAAGGAGGCTCTGTATTTGGAGCAACCAAGTAAGGTTGGCATGTCCTTTGATGGGAATACCATCACCTTGTATCTGAATAATCAACCAGTGAAG